AGTATTCTTCCAATCTATCGTGGTGTCAAGACCTTCAATGGTCTCGCCCTCGACGTCGTGCATATTCTTTTTGGTAATCTTAGCGGCAGGGACGCGGTAGGCTAGCTCAGTCTTTGGCTTATCCATACCGTCCATGATAGGACGGAAAAAGAATGGCAGCCTGCTATTGATGGGAACCACCTTATCGGTGAACATCTTCTTGGCGTCACTACCCGTTTTAGACAGGATACCAACACGTGAGTCCTTGGCTAGCGTGGCAATGTTGACACACTCTGAGGACGACATAAACGAGAATCCCGAACGACGAATCTTGAGGTACACCATACCAAACGAGCGGTTGTCTGCTCGGCATGCTTCCCAAAAAATCCAATAGATACGGTTTGCTTCCCGGAAGTCAGGATACCCAATGTCAATACTAGACCACTGAAGGTACATGTAGTGTGACCCGGTTATGTAAGTCGGGGTGCCGTTGTTCATAAACCACACACCATTCTCCCTGCGGTCAAACTCGCTTTCAATGTAGTCTACCCATCGGTCCTTGAACTCGGTGGGCATATCGTTCCATTGGAAGATTGACTGAATGCGGGCTAGCTCCTTAGGCAAATCCTCTCGCTCCCAATATTGCTCAGATGGTTTTTCGTGTCTTTGAAGACACTCTTTCGACACAGCCGGTAGGGCGATGTACAGCCCTGATATGCAGATAATATCTCCTATTTGGCCCGTCTTAGAAATGACGACCATGTCGTACTGCTCATTGTAGCCGTACTGCCAAGACTTAATCGTGTTCTTCTTGCTAATAGCGTTTTGAGGAACATAGTCTTTAACGATTCGATATAACCCTTCGTTCTGCAAATCCTTGTTTTGTATCAGTTTTACTTACTCCTTTCTCGAGCATCTCGAGATTTTCTTTCTCCGCATCAATGCGAGCAAGAATCTCGAACGCATCAAATATCGCTATCTTTTTTGTAGCCGCTGCATTCTTCAAACGGTCCGCAGCAAGAGCTGACTCATCGCCTTCTTCACGCTTGATGATGTCTTCCTTGGCAACCTTGATTAACTGCTCGACAGCCTTCTGTCCCGCTTCAATAATCCTAAGCTTTATTTCTTTTGTGTCGCTCATAAAACCATAGTTATTTGGTGGTCAAATATTCTGTAAAGTTCCTCTCCATCCACATTAAACTCGTATTCACTGTCAGGCTTGAAACACACTTTGTCTCCGGCCTTGACGCCTTTGCTAATTAGGTATTCGTTTGGATATACCATCTCGCCCATCAGTGGCTCATGCGTGAATGGCTTCTTGACGTACGAGTCAATTGCTGCAATAGGGCGAACAAAGCAATAGCGGCTGTACGTATACCACACACCATCGCGCTTGTACATAAAAAATTGGTCAGGCTCTATAAAAAACAGGTCATCCCTGAAAAAGCTACGACCGCTCTTTTGGCGGCCCTTCATGTCGTTGTAAAACTTGAACGCGTTGTGGTGCACCAAGAGTATGTCTCCCTTGGCTATCGGCCCCTCATACCGCAATGGAACTTCTATGACTTCACCGTATCTGTTTGAGAACTTGTGCTCTTCCTCTGAAGTGCTGACGATAAGTTCTATTCCGCCTACTTCTTTTGTGTTGTCATATCGCTTTCCATTCAGGGGCTTCACTATGAAGTCGAATGGAGATTGCATCAGTAGTTTATATTATGTTCAATGGAGATAGGAACGTTATTGTTGAACTCCTTCCACAATACTACCTCCTGCTTGTCATTGATGATATAAATCTTGATTGACTGCGATACATCGTCGTACCTAATGAGGTGTATCTCGTAGGTGTCACCAAGGACTTTCTGACCTACAATGTAGTGCATTGCACCACTCTTGTAGTCGGGTCCTATTGATATTTTCCTGATGTCCATATTTAATTTGATTTGATTTCATGTGTGTGAGGATTAGTATACTACTCCTGCGTGGTCTGTTCCTGTAATGCGATAGATTTTTCCTACCGGCAATCCTGCTGCAACTGCGGCAGCGTTGTTTGGATACACGGGTACGTTTGATAAAGGCATTGCAAGAAGACTTCCAACAGTGAAGTTCTTTGTCTCGTTTGTGTTCTCGGCATCAGTGCCGATAAGCTTGTCTGCGAAGGTTACGTTACTGTCAATAGCGTAAGTACTAATTTTTCCCATTGGTTATTTCTCCTGTTTTTATATTTATAACTGCGTCAGCGCCATACTTTTCAATAAGGCTTTTTTCATTTGCAACGAACTCTTTTTTTAGGTTCGCAATCTCCGCCAATAAATCCTGCTTGGTAAGCTCAATATCACCCAATGCAATCTTAGATTGAGTAAAAGCTCTATGTAAGCCTTGAATGCTTTCTAGTTCTTCTGCAGTAAGTTGTTTCGTCATAGTACAAATATAGTTTATTTTTTTAGCATCCACAGCCTGCATTATAACTCAGACATGATGGTAGCATTCCTGTAATTGAGATAGATGTTGAACATACAAAAAAGTCATTTACAATTATACCGCTTGCAGTAGTCACATCTACTTCTTGAGACCCCCATGAAGTGCCTCCTGTAGTAGGTCCTGTTCTGCTAAGGTCAAATGGTATTCCGTATAGAGGGCCTGACTGTCCTGCAAAAATAAAAATACTAGTCCATCCACTAGCTCCGCTATCTGTACACCAAGTAAACGACAGAATAATATTACTTGGTTGCGGCGCAGACAACGAGAATACCATCTGCATAGATGTAGCTCCTAAGTATACAGCAGAAATATTAAGGTCTGCCGTACAACAAGGACCAAGCGACTGAACGCTACTAAGTTGGTCTAAATACATAAACGATTCAGACGCATGACGATAGAAATTACCACATCCTCCTTGGTTACCATACCACCTGTCGGTTAAAGCGCTATCATAATACAGGCTCAAACCATTGGTTAACGCAGCAGCACTGCCGTAAAGGACAATAGAATTTGTGTTCAACAAACACGCATCAGCGTCTGTAGCAGCTCCACCCTCAACAAAGAACCCATCCCAATAGCAAGGTTGGTCGTACCATATTGTGAATGGATACGACACGATAGGAGCAGAAGCCTGCAAGTCGGATTTTACAACGAGCTGATTGGAAGCCTTGGCTGCATACGGAGCATAGCTCGTATTGATGTTTACATAAAAGTCAGCATCAGCCTTGGTAATCTGCTCGTTGCTTGCGGGAATAGCATTCTTCAGCGTAAACACATTTGTGTTCACCGCGTTCTGTAAGTTGTTAAACGATACAGTCTGATTGTTTGCTATTCCCGCCCACGACATTTATTATGCTTCAGCTTCAGGGGTAGGAGTTGGAGGAACAGGGGTAGGAGGAACGTAGTTACCGGTGATAACCAAGTTCAACTGCTCGGCAAGCCACGCATAAGCATAGTCATTGTCTCCCCAATTGTCGTAAGCCTCACCTGTCATAGTAAGGTAGTTTGTAGCGACAGGCATCGTAGATGCGTATCCGCCTGAAATAGGGTTTACAACTTCTTGCAACAATTGGTATTGAAACGTAGCGCTGTTTAACAGGTTGTCGTTCATAACAATTGCGTTCAAAATGGTGGCTTCAACTTCTTGGCCGTTGTACCACACCTGTACGGGTTCGATTGTTTTCATGATTTTTGTTTTAAAATTAGTATAAAGTATTTAGTTTTTGTTCTAGTTCTTCGATTTTCTTCTTGATTTCGTCAACAGAGTCTTCAAGAGCCGCAATCTTGAGCGTGTGGATTTGCCCGTACGAAAGGCTCAAGTAACCATCTAATCCAACTGAAACAGCGTGACTATAGATTTCTTGAACTTCCTGAGCAATATATCCTGCCTCAAATTTACCATTCTTTTCGTAGAATTTAGGTTTAATTGAAACGATTGAATCAACACGGTAGTTTTCATCTACAACTGTCTTGAGCCTAGCATCTGAGCTTTCAAAGAAAGAAGCTGCTGTAACACTAGAGTAGAATGTTGCAGCACCATCATATCCAAAGCGAGCCGTGGTAGAACGAACAGCTGAAGTGTTCGTATTATAGAAATACAAATCACCATCAGTACTGAATCTCATATACGCTTGACCAAGACTTGTATTTATTCTACCAAATCCTCCGGGAGCTCCACCATCATTAGTTACGTTGTAGCCAAATCCTGCCCAACTCCAAGTTACCCCGGGTTCAGAACACCACATTTGAAGTGATACTTGACCTTGTGCTGCTCCGTTTTCAGCAGCAGGAAGTGTAACTCTAAATTGAGCACTACCATGGCTACCTAAAACCTCAACCAACCCCCTTAATCGAGAACCTGAAGTAAGGTCTAGATAGTAATTATTATCCGTGTAATCAATAAATCCATTTGCATATACATTAGCAGATGTAATTATATTGCTTCCTGTAGTATTACCTCTGCCTGTAACAGTAGATAAAGTTTCAGAACCTGCAGTACCTGTAACATTAATACTCCATGTACCTGATGCGTCTCCTCCTGTTCTTGTTGGGACATTTAAGAAAGCTCTAGCACCTGCAGCGTCAACTTTTACAGCTTGATTTGTTGTTGGGTAGATAGCTACTAAAGATGATGGAGTAAAGCTTTGAACAGCAACGTTCATTACAAGCTCTCTTACCGCAATATCCCCTGAAGCATCTCTTAAAGCCAATGTATTAGGAGTAGCCGAAACTGATATAGGAGCATTTACGCTATCCCAAACAGTAGCTTGTGTTCCTCCTCCGTATGTGTTTTTGTATACATACGCAGTACCATTACTCCATTGAAACTGCCATCCATAAGAGTTATTGTGCCATCCTGTACTGTTTGAGGATGTATTAATCATCATGGATACATTCCCATTGCTCAAGCTTTCAAATTCAAGGCCCGACCACCCGTTTCGATTGCCACTTACCAACCATGGTCCATAAGACCCTGTGTTAGGGCGCAAGTGCGCTCCATTGTTTGGAGAGTAAAGACCTGTGTAGTTAGTAAACTGAATCCATTCGTTAGAGTAAATTCTTCCTGTTGTTGTAATCTCATTTAAGACAGAACTAGCGTTCATGTCAAGATAGTAGCTACTGCTGTTTATATCACGGATAATTGCAGTGTATAAATTGAATGTACTAAACATTCCTGATACACTATTGGTTACCTCGTTTATTATTGAAGAAGTAGGTTGAACAGATTGGCCATAAATCTCATAGTATGAAGTCCTGATAACAGGAGTTACATCAGCATCAGATTGGAAGTAGTAGACCCCTCCACCACGAAGCCAAATTACTTCCTGCGAAGAGTGCCCCATTTGTGTAAGACCCCCACAAATATTAACGTTTGCAAACCCCTGTGCATGGTTTTGAATATTCCTCATCACATTGATGGTTCCCCAACCACTACCATTTACGGTGTAGTCAAGCATCAATGTAAATCCGGCAGGGTGAGTAGACCAAGAAGGTACGTTGGAGTTCAACGCGTTTACAATACGAAGACGGGTAACAGGGTTAGTAGTAACTCCAACAGTTACAGGGTACCATAATGATTGGTCAAGACCACTCATGTCAATAGTTGAGGTAGACCTCCATTGAAACTGAGTAGAATCTCTGCCGTCTAGTGTGTCCGCATTCCCCGCATTGGTTGCATAACCTGCATTGGTTGCGTAACCCGCATTCCCTGTAATGTTAATGTTCCAAGTCCCTGTGTTTGTAACTACTTGGTCGTTTGCCCAATACAAAACTCCATTAGTACGCATCTCAAGAAACTTTCCTACAACTCCACTAATATGGAATGCAATACCCGTTGTAGTACCTCCGAAAGACTCAGTCCAAAGAGCAGCAGTAGTATAGTTATTATCTGATTGGTTTCTTCTTGCCTTAGCCTCTAGAGTAACAGTAGCATAAAGATTTGATACACCATTAGGGTCTAGGTAATAGTTTGTATCATTAGAATCATAGAATATAGGAGCACGCAATGAGTTCCCTGCTTGCAAATAATTGTTTACATAAACATAGTTGCCGTCAAGAGTCATTTGAATACCATGATTCCAATCATAGAAGTCAAGACCCCAAAACGCAAAGCGAGCAAATGTGTTTATATTTTCTAAGGCAATACCCGGACCTGACCCCGGACCGTATCCTCCAAACCATGATGTGGCTTGCATGTTTACAGTCGAATTAAAGTTGGTTAATCCTGTTACAGTACCTCCTGACAAGGGAAGGTATGGCCCACCTGTTACAAACCCTTGTGAGTTAACCCATGATTGTGTAGCCACGAGTTGCTCGTTCATGAAGATACTTCCGGGTACCCTTAATTGCCTCAAGTCTCCTGAAACCCAAGAGTATGTGTCGCTCTCAATTTGAATAGTGTAACCTGCGGTAACATCCATAACACCTGTGTAGTAAGCGCCGTTTTGAATCTTGCGAAGCACCACCTGACCATAAGACCATGATGAACTGCCATCTCCGATAACAATACAGTACTGTCCGTCTTTAACACCTACACGTACTTGCTTATTGGTGTAACCAACAACGTTAGCTCCGTAGTTGTACCATTGGCTGCCCCAATTGTGACCTCCGACGATTACAGTTGATACGTTGTTGCCATTGTATTCGTAGATGTCAATGACAGCATGCACCATACCATAGTTGCCTGTGCCTCCCGGGAACTTGATAACAACAGCACCCGTGGCACCACCGCCTGCACCCCATTGAGCATTAGGGCGACCCATGATATTGTTCTGCCCAATACCGCCAATCTCGCGCATATTGTTGCCTGCCATGTACATTGTACCGTATAGCCAATTGGTTCCGGTACTATAAATACCTGACGGATGGTATGAAGCTGAGCCTGTTCCGGCGACGTTACTATTGCCTTGGTATGAATAAGCACTCAAGTTACCCGATGAACCAAGAGACATAACTGTAGTTCCCGAAGCAGAGTAATCACCATTATATGTGCAATTTATCTTCCAATTCCAACTAGACGCTCCTTGGCCACCCCAACTAAATGCACCTGCAGCATTCATTGCAATTGCACCCGTATATGCTCCCCAACTCTCAAAGCTCATCTGAGCAGTTCCTGCAGACTGTTGACCTATATGCAACTGACTTGGAGTTACATACATGCTGCTACCCTTGATATTTACCTGTCCATTGAAAGTAGACAGTGCATTATTGCCATAAGCAAAATTTGCCCCTCCATAAGTAGACAGTCCAAAACCGGGTGTAACGCTTTCACCCTGACCCCATCCGCCCGGATGTCCTATACCAACTTTACTATAAAGGTGAATATACTCGTTAGTGAATCGTCCACGAATCCCATATAAGTTAGCAGATTCTGCAGCGTTCAACTGAAGGTAGTAAAGTACAGAAGTGCCATTAGGGTCTACATAGTAACCCGTATCGTTAGAGTCATAGAATATAGGTGCGCGGAATGATTCAGCAGCTTCGATATAGGTAGTTCCCCAACCTATACTTCTACCCATTAATATTCTTCCA